TACCTATATTATCTAAGGTAACTTTTACGTCTTCTTTTTTTATGTAAGGAAATGAAAAAGTATAACTTGTTTGTGTTCCATTTCCTGTATAAGTATTTTCAGTTGTTGCCATGATTTTTTAATTACGAGTGTTAGTAGTAAGATCTGTAATGCCGGAAATAATACCTCTCATAGCTTTGTTTTCTTTTTCTTTTTTCTCTGCTATTCTTTTTTGAATTTCACCTTTCATTCCTAGATCTAAATCATCAAAAGCAAGTTTTTCTGCATCTTTTCTTGCTTTATCAAGTTCCATAAAAATCATATCATACTTACCAATAGATATATCTTCAGAACTGATACCTTTAGATCTAGCTTCTTTCAATTCTTTAACAGTACTACGTGCATCAGCTAACTTACTAATTCTTGAAATTTCACTACGCCAATAACCACGTTCACCCATAAGTTCAGATAGTTTAGAGCGTTCTTCAGGTAAAATTTCAATACTTTCTCGTGTTTTAAATAAAGATGATGAATCATATTCTATATCATTAAGAAATTTTTCTTCTGGTGATTCACCTTCGTATATTTTAATTGGAGATATTGTATTAAACAAACGCACCATCATGTTATAGTTATTTGGTACTTTACCTGTTACAGGACTGTAGATATAAGGTTGTCTGTTAGAAGGATCAAAAACATTAAGATATTGATTTTTGTTTTTTATAAGACTTGCTATATCTTTCTCAACATCTTTAAGACCGCCATCGATAATTTGACTAACGTTATTACGAACACCGCCTAAAGGTCCAAGAGCATTAATTTGTCCAGCAGCAAATCTATTAAAAGCATATTCATTTCCGCTAAGAATTTCAACTAGTGGTGTTAAAACAGAAAGAGCAGTATCTTCAGTTACAGCAGAAGCAAGGATAACAGCCATTTTAGCTTTTAAATTCTCTGTAGCTGCTTCACCTAACATATCAATATTATCCCCAATAGTAGCTAAAGTAGCAACCCAATTACTTAAACCAGGACCAAGTAATTCATCATAACTAATTTTTTTACCAAAAAGGCTAACTGTTCTAGGCTTCCAGCCTCTTCTCTTTCGAGCTGCCATTAACTGTCTATCATAAGACCCGTCACCTGTCATTGCAAACCAACCATCTCCAGTAAAAACATTAGTTAAAACATTTGAAAGAACCAATCCTGTTATAATAGAAGAGATACCTTTTCTGCCTAAAGTTTTATTTTTTAAATCAACAAGAGTATTTAATTTAGCTACACCATCCATTTGGCTTACTTTGTAGCCACGGGCTGTTAAAATATTATCTACTAATTCAGGTTGCCCCATAAATGTTTCAAGTGGAGTATAAGCTAAGTCATTTATATCTTTTTGAAAAGAACGTATTGGAGCAGGGATATATTCATCAGCAGTCCTAACTACATTTACTAAGATACCAGGAAATCTATTAAAAGCCCTCAACAAAGGAACTCTTTCATAAAGACTATTTAACGCTGTAACCATATCACTGTTTAGATTTAAAGCTAGTTCACTTGTGTTATACTTAACTGCTTCATCTACAATAATACCGTTTTCATCAAACATACTATTATATTCTATGTTAGCAAGTCTCTTTACTTCATCAGGTGATGCTGCTTTACCAAGGCGTTGTATCTCATCCATAGCACGGAAACGAGCTTGTGCATTAGCGACATTAGCACTTGTGTAACCATCAAAACCAGTAAATGTATTTGGAATGAATCTAAATACAGGGTCTGCTTCCATTGCTTTAAGATTATCATATAAATCTACAACATATTGAAACCCATATCTACCATTATCAGCTTCAATCTGTGCAATTTTTCTGTACCCATCAATTTTAGCTTCATTCTTAATTACAAAATCTAACCTAGTAGCATCTTTCACACTGTTAGGATTTTGGGATGCTTTCATAAACATCTTACCAGCATAAGGTAAGGCTTTTTTTTGTGTATCTAAGACAGCACTATAAGCCATCCAGCCACGTTGTACTGATTTAAGATCTTGACGCATTAAAGCACCTGTAAAATAACTTAGTGGTTCTGCTACCATACCACTTAAATTACCATATATAGCTTTAGCACTAGAATTTAAAGAAAACAAAGAGTTATAAAAATTACCTCTAACAGCTTGTGCTAAAATATTAGGTGCTTCAGGATTACCATCAACAATTGGACGCCACCTAACAAAAGTATTTAGAATATCTTCATTCATTTTAGTGATACTATTGATCTTACCATCACTAGCCTCATATAACTCAAGAAATCCGTCAAGAACTTCTGGGTTATTTTCTTCTAAATACTGCCAGTTTTGGGTAAACCGATCACTTTCGTCTTGAATAATACGTAAAGCTTGTGGTGATTGTTCAATAATCTCTTTGTTTAGTTGTTCTGGTGTCTTACCAAATGCACGAACACGCTCACCTAAAGCCATGATACCACGTTTCTTATCTACATAATACTCGGTAGTTCTTTTTAATTGTTGTAGGTAAGCTAGGTTATCACGTACTTGTTGTTTAGCTTGATCAACAGCAGCTGAACCTCGGTTAAGTCTAATACCTTCAGATAGATCAGAAATTTGACCAGCAATTGACGTGGCACTATAAGCTTGTGCTTTAGCAATATCCATACCAGTAAACTGCTCAGCTTGATCATCGATCATCCTGAAGATACCTCTGTATCCTTCATCAGTTAATTCTTCCAAACCAAATTGATTTTTTACAATAACAGGATCAAGAATCTTACGGATTTCATCTACACCAACAGTAGGATCAAACAATTCAAGTACTAAGTTATCACCTTGTTCTTGAATTTCATCAAAACTAATTGCCCAATCAGCTGCATCAACACGATAACGATCAGCATCTTTCAGTTGTTTAGCAAGACCAACAGTAACTTGTTCGACACCACCTGGTGTATTAATAGCAAACTTACGTGCAGGTTCACTAATAAAGTTACCTAAACGACCATAAACTGATCCTTTGTTTTTTGCAACACGTACTGCATCAACACTAGCACCAATGATACCAAAATCATCCAAAGAACGCATCCCAACTTCATTCCAATCATAAACGTCATTTACACCTTTCAGTGGGACGTTAGAATTAGGATTCATAGCTTGATTGTAGTAGCCAAGCTCATCAAGATCTGCCTCTTGTTTAGCAGCATATCTAGAAAGTTCTTCTACTAAATCATCACTTTTAGCAGCTGGCTGCATACTATCGATAATTTTCTGTGCTTTTGATGTTTCACCTATAAGTTTAGGTTCTTGTATAATACCTGATCCAATTTCACCTAAACTACGTTTTAGTTTTCCTAAAGATCCTACAAAAGGAAGCAAAAACCCTAACGCTAAACCTTCATTAATGTTTTTAATACGTTTTTCATCTGAACTATCTTTATCTAATGTAGCAAAACTATCAGGAATAAAATCAAATTGTGCTGGTAATTTTGACGTTAAAGATTTGTATAGTCCAGATTTTTTAATAGAACCAGAAAGATTTTCACCTTCAGTTTCAGAACTGATAGCATCTACAAGTACACCAGAACCACCTTCAATACCCCTAGTTCCAAGGAACTTCATAAAGGCAGTATTACCTAACCTATTGATTGCGTTACCAGCTCCAAGTAACTTAGTAGTTGCAACTTGTGCTTTAGTAGCCAGTGCCATACCAGCACCTTGAAGAAATAATGTAGGCGCAATAACAGAAGTAATGCTTCTTACAGTCTGCGCTAAATCATTTTCGTACTTAGATGCTTTAGGGATTTGTAATCCTGTCTTAGACAGTAGTTTATTGGCAAAATCAGTTGGGAAGTCAATTAAACCTTGGACTTCTTTAAAGTCTAATTCTCTTCCTTCACGCTCCAAGCGTTCATAATCAATGTTTCCTTCAGGAGTCCTGTAAGGAGTGTTTGGTGCACCTACAAGTTCAGTAGGTGGTTGCTGTTCCGTTGGTACCTCACCCGTAGGTGCAGGTTGTTCAATTGTTGGTGTAGTTTGCCCTCCCGTAGGAGGTTGTGTCTCTTGTTGTTGAAGCTGCTGTTCTTCTTCCTCATAAGAAGCAATTCTTTGTTGAATTTCTTCTATTTGTTCGTTAGTAAGTTGTAGATCAGCTTCTTGTTCATCTAACACATATTCACTACCAACATTTGAATAATCTAATGGATCGTTCATGTTGTTTTTTAATTAGTTAGTTCTTCTCGTGCAGAAATTAAAGCCGCACGTACTTGATCACGGCTAATACTAGCTTTATTTACACCATCTTCATAATAACTACGGCCATTTTTGTATTCAATTGAAGCAAATTCTTGAGACAATTGATCAATAGCTAATTCGATGTCATCACTATTACCTTGTAAATACTGACCAATAGCCTTACGACCAGGCTTATTCATAATGGTTGCTATAAACATCTTTTCTTGGTTTTCAAGAGTAAACTTAGCATCAGGAGGTAATCCTGCTAGTTTAGCAGCTTTTTCAGGATATAAAAATTGAAAAGCACCAACTGCTGCTGAAGCACGTCCATCACTTAATTTAGACTTTTGAAAGCCTACCAGTTCTGTAGCAATAGTCATATCTAACATTTCTGGATAGTTTTCGCTAGGAAACATTGAAGTAGCACTTCCTTCACCAGAACTGACTAAATTTGCTAAACCACGTAATCCATTACTTTGACCAGTCATACTAGCTCTAACAGGTAGGTTATTACGACCACCTTGACTATTAGTAATTTCAGCACCAAGTCTGTTAGCTCTGTTAAAGGTACGATTGGGTATATCGTTATAGAGTTTTTGAACTTCTGGGGCTAACTGATATACAGCATCTTCAACAGGATTAACTTCGTTTGCGACAACAGGCTCTCTCATAGATACCCTATTAACTGCACCTATGCTTGCATTATAAACTTCTCTAGGAGTCATAGGACGTTTAGTACGTTGTGTAATCCTAGATATTTTCATAATTTCAGCTGTATATTCTACGTTTAAAGGATTCTTTTGAATTTGATCTGAAATACGTTCGTAATCATTTTGATCCCCCAAAGCATAAGGCATGTTAATAACACTTGCTGCATTAAAGTTTCTATCTGCAAGCAGTTTGTCTAATGTTTTAGTACTTTCTTTATTTTGTTTCACTTGGGCTTTAATTTCAGCATTACCAAATAAATTAGGAAAGTTAGGTGCATTGTTTGGTGAATCAGGATCTTTATAAAATAAATTTGTCTTATCTTTTGGTGCTTTTGCTAAGTACTCCTCTAGTTTATTTACAGCATATTTAGAAATAAATTCTGGTTTAACGCCTTTTTTTTCAGCTTCTAAAGCATATTCTTCTGCTTTATTTTGCATAGCAATTAACAGAAAAGTAGTTGTTGTATTAATACTTCTACCTTCAGTTGGATTAAAACCAG